TGGAGTTGGTGGTGTAGAGTTGGTAGTACGAAGTCGGTGATAGCTGGCTCCGCTTGGAAGCTGGCTGGAGTAGTGGTAGAGCGTTGTTGGTGGTAGTTGCGTGCTGGGTTGGCGCTGCTCGTAAGTATCGGAGGCTCAAAGCAATAAGCCCTAAAGTGCTATGTTAAAAAAAATTACCCCAGTCCGTTATAAACGAAAGGGGTAGAAAACAAAATGTTGTACTGCGCAGGTTCGTTCATTGATGTCAAGTGTTTGACTTTAATAATATTATATATATAATATATATAATAATATAATAATAATAGTAGAAAAAGTAGTAAAATTGTGCAGAAAAGTTAGAAATTGTGGTAGTTTTTGGTAAAAAGTAGTAAAATAGTGTAGAAAAGATGTGTGTTTTGCCTACAAAACGGGGGTTTCAACTGCAAATTAGTTTTAAAATTGCAACTATCTTGATAAAAATTATAATCTATGGTATAATATAAGTGAGTTTTTCTAATAAAAACTCCAATATTTTAATAAAAATGGCGCGCCGCAGCTCACAACTCTATTGACAAACGCTATAATTTGTGATATAATAAGAAGGGAAATATAAATATAAATATAGGAGCTGTTCTAAAAATAGTTCTTTAATAGGTGGAGAAACAATGCAGCTCCCCAATAATTTCAAATCCAGCCCGTTAGCTTGTCAAGATAGTTGACAGCTCACATAGAAGAACATATGTTCCGCCGCGGTATAATAGAATCAGGATGAATTGAGAGACAATGATCTCTCTTTTTGATGCCGGCCCGCAGAACCCTATTGACAAACGCCATAGTTTATGGTATAATAAAATGGGGTTTATTTTTTTTTTATAAAAAAAAGGGAGCTGTTATATTTGCAGCTCACAGAGACTTTACAGCTCACGGGAGCTGATTTTTATTCTGGAACACAATATGATAACTACTGTCCCAGCTCACAGGGATGCGCCGCCGGCTGCCCCTCCACCAACCCTATGCGCTGCGCCAACGCAGCTCACCCAGCTCATTTTTGCAGCTCACCTGCTTGACTTTTTGCAGCTCACGGACGCAGCTCACCCGCTTGACAGTCCCAGGTACTTGACAAACCACGGCCCGCGAACATATGTTCGATTGTGGACAGTTTTTGAATTAGTTAAAATTTTTAACTTTAGTGCTTTAAAGCGTAACGCTTTACCACGCTAAAGCGAGGAGCCGCCCCTTACTATTATACCATAGAATTATGAACCTGATATGAATAGAATGTAAATAAAGTGTGAATTGCGTGTAAATAAATTGTGAATTAGTTAAAAGATTTAACTTGGGTGGCCCGCGTTGTTTTAATGCTTTAAAGTACTAAAGTCGGGCGGCCCGACGCTTTAATGGTTTAAAGTGCTAAAGTCTACTGGGACCGACTGCTTTAATGCTTTAAATCACTAAAGTGAATGAGTGGATCATGATGCTTTAACGCTTTAAAGGACTAAAGTAATAGACGGCCCGCGCTTTAACACTTTAAAGTATGAAAGCGAACGTTTGTTCTTCTTGGGACAAAATAAAAAAGGGCGATTTCTCGCCCCTTTTTACCACTTAGGAAGTTGCCTTTGCCTTGGACTTGGCAATCTTTTCCGCCTTCTTGGCTTCGGCTTCCGCCTTTGCAGTTGCCTTCTCGGTCAGATAGTCCTCGTAAGCGTCCTTGCAAGCCTCGAAGTCGAAAGCCTCAACCGTGTAACGCTTGGTGACCTTCTCCTTGTAAGACTTCACCGTGGTGTCAAGAGTCACGCAAAGATCATGCGTGAAGCCCTCAATGTCGGTCAGAGTGCCTACACGAACGGCAAGCACATTCACGGGGGAAGTGCCACCAGTACGAACCATGGCGACATTCTCGACGCCGTAAGCGTCAGTCAGTGCCTTGGTGATGACCTCGGAAACCTCGGTCTTTGCGGATGCGGAAATCTTGGTGATGCCAGTGTCCTTGGTGATAGTGTAGTTAGCCATAAGTACCTTCTTTCTCCGTTTTAACGACTCGGCTGTCAGTAGTGTTATCAGTGGGGCTGTCCTCTTGACTTCCCCTTCTGTACTTATATTTTATCACATTTCAAGAAAAAAGTCAAGTTGGTCGGGACGAGAAATGGCTATATTGCGTGGTTTTTAGGGTATAAAACTTTGTGCATCTTGTACAAAACTTTCAACATTTTGCAAGTATTTTTGTGCAAATCGCCGGCGGGCCGCGGCCCGTTGATTTAATGGTTTAATGTACTAAAGCGCCTTGGGCCGCGGCCGCTTTAATGCTTTAAAGTGTTAAAGCGAACATTTGTTCTGTTAAAATTTTTAACTAAATCAAAAAGAAAAGGGCGGAATTTTCCGCCCCTTTAAGTTATCTCTGTTCAAAAATCTTTGCTTCTCCGTTGTTGCTGAATTCGTCACGCTTTGCTTTTGCCTGTTCAAAAGTGAGATTTTCTGCCATCGTTTCGCCGCTTACCTCTACCCTGTATCTTTTTGCTTCGGCTTCGGCTTTGCGTTTTGCTTTAATTTTTGCGCTTACTGCGTCAAGTTCCGCAGACTTTTTTGCCTTTTCTGCGTCCTTTTCTGCCTTGGACTTGCTACCCTTTGCCTTGCGTTCTGCTTTCTTTACTTCGGCTTCTGCCTTTTTGGTTGCCTTGTCTGTGAGATAGTCTTCGTATGCTTCACGGCAAGCGTCAAAGTCAAACGCTTCGACTGTGTAACGCTTCGTCACTCTTTCCTTGTAACTCTTAACTGTTGCATCAAGTGTTACGCAAAGGTCATGAGAAAAGCCGTCCTCGTCTGTGAGTGTGCCTACACGAACGGCAAGAACATTGGAGGGAGAAGAACCACCAGTTCTTACCATTGCTACGTTCTCCGCACCGAATGCTGTTGTGAGTGCTTCGGTCACGATGTTGGAAACTTCGGTTTTTGCTGATGCGGAAATCTTGGTGATGCCGTTTTCCTTCGTGATTGTGTAATTAGCCATAGAAATACCTCTTTCTGCGGTTTTGCCGCCTGTTTTTATTGGGTGGGTTCTTTCGTCCCTCACCTTTATTATTATACTATACTTTGCGGTATTTGTCAAGTTGGTATCGCTGAGAAATGTCTATTCTACGTGGTTTTCGCCACCAAAAAGTTTATGCAAGTTGTACAACATTATCCACAAATGTTGAAAACTTTTGTGCAAATCGCTAGCGGGCCGCGGCCCGACACTTTAGTGGATTAAAGTGCTGAAGTTAAATCAATTAACAAAATCGCCCTTTCGGGCGACTTCGTTAGTGAGAATTCAAGAATCCACAATCTCTTGCAATAAGATAATCTGTTATACTTTCCATGTCAAAAATATATACATCTGCTTCGCCGTCGGTGTCGTCATATCTTTCATCTCGGATTTTATTTGCCTCTTCTTCGCTGTTTGTTCTGCCGATTACCTCGGAATAATCATAAAAATCTACAATGATAAATCTTTTCATATTGGAACCGCCTTTCTTAATTTCTATAATTATTATACCATACTTTCTGAATTTTGTCAAGTGTTTTCGGGCGATCTATGCAACCGCCCTGTAAACAATTCCCTTTTCTTTACAGAAATTATCCAGAATTTTCCACGCCTGACAAGGTTTACTTTCAAGTTTTTTGTGAGTGTTAAAAGCAATCAACAAAATTTCATATTCAATGAAAACATCTGCAAGCCCTGTGTGTTCTTCGACAAAATCAAGATTGTTTGTCAAGTATTTGTAAACGGTTTCGGCTTTAGTTTGAATGTATCCCTTTTCTGTTGTGAATCCATTTTCTAAACAGAAATTTACATATTTTTTTGTCAAGAGTTTTGCATAAAGAATCATCGGGATAATATCACAAAATTCTACAAGTTTTTCAAGTTCTGAAAAACGATCGCCGAAAAGATTTTTCAAACACATTTTATCAAAGGTGACATTATAAGCATAAATTTTTTTAATTTTGTATTTCTTAATTGTTTTCAAAATAAAATTGACGATATAATTATTAGATTCTGCTTTGTACTTTCTTTTCAATCTCGGTTTGCTGAAATCTTTCAAAATGTCCTGTACATTCTTTGCGGTCATTTCAACCGCCTGCCCTATTTTTGCACTCTGGGTAATATTGATATAAATATTTTCGGGGAGTGCAAAGGAATGCTTCTTGTAGATTTTTCCGTATCTATCGGCAACAATAAAACCGATATTGTATGGAATTTTTCCGCTCATGCCCTCACAGTCAAGCACGATAAATTTTTCTTTTGCCAATGGCGTCAAGTCCTTTCGTTTGGGTATACCTTATTATACCACATAAAAGAATATTTGTCAAGAGGAAATTTCTTTTTCTACGTATTGCACAAAAATCTTTCAACATCTGGATTATTTTTGTGCAAATTGCCGGCGGGCCGCGGCCCGATCTTTTAGTACTTTACTATACTAAAGTGCGCGGGCGGCCCGCTTTAATGCTTTAAAGTATTAAAGTATTTTTTTTAAAGAGGCGACCGTCCACAATTGTGAACGGTCTGTGAATTAGTCTACAATAGGCTTGATACCTTTCTGTTTGAGAATTTCCCTGCCGAGCGGCGTCTTGCTTTGCTGTCGAATGTACTTTCTCTGCATAAGTCTGCGTTCAATCAGATCACGAAATTCCTCCTTTGTTACCTCTTTGCCATTTACCTTAACTGCCATTAGCAACACTCCTTTTTTCTTTTCTATATATATTATATCATACTTTAGGAAATTTGTCAACCCCCTTTTCTAAATGTTTACATTCTATTCATAATTAGCTAAAGTTTTAGAATTTTTACTCTTTATTTTTTTATAAAAACTTCAAGCACCGGGGTAGTATAATCTTCTTCATTTAAGTAAATGCTTTTTACGCTGTAATTAAAATAATTTGTCGTAAAGGTATTCCAAAAAAGTGCATCTTTGTCCTTCTCCTCAATTAAAAGGCTGGGGAAAAACTTTTTTCCCAAATCCTCATAAAGACTAATAGGAATATTTTCCCAAAAAGGGATTGTAAGAAAATCATACAAAGTCATAACATCAATTCCTTTCTGACGCTTTGCGTCTTACTGTATTTATAGTATACCATATTTTTCAGTGTTTGTCAAGTACTTTTTTAGAAATTAGATATATTTTTATCATTTAATCAATTCATAATTTGTTCACAAATTCGCCGCGCCACAGTTTGCTTTAATAGTTTACTATATTAAAGCGCCGCGGCCCGAGACTTTAGCATGGTAAAGTATTAAAGTCGAATTAAAAAAACGAAACGCCCCTTTCGGGGCGAATGTTTGCAAATATATGCATTATATTTACGAATCATCTTCATCATCTTCGTCATCATCATTTCCATAAGCAAAATAGATTTTACCATCTACTACATAAATAAGTTCTTCCAAGCCGTCATTTTCATTGATTGCATAATCCGTTGCATTGTCGGGAATAGTCACAACAACCAAATCGCCACAATCTTCGGGATGATTTTCTACGAAAGCAATGAGTTCGGGATTTTCTCTATCATTTTTAAATCTATTGACAAAATCACGAAATTCTTTATTTTCGATGGGATACCCAAAACCGCCAAAGTCACCGTTAATAACAATTTTCATAGCAATACCTCTTTCTGCGTTTGTTGAGTTCGTCTCTCTGATTACATTCTTATTATACCACATTTCCTTTAATTTGTCAAGTACTTTTTGAAAATTTTTTCTTTTAATTTATTCATGTCTTATTCATACTTTCTCACTTTAAACGACTAAAGTGTCGGGCCGGCCCGCGCTTTAACGCTTTAAAGCATTAAAATTAAATTAAAAAACAAAATGCCCCGAAGGGCAAATTGTTAATCATCATTATGAATGGAAATTTCCAATTCTACGATAAAAAAAGGTTCCTCGTTAAAATCAATATCTGCTCCGATATTCATTCGATCAAGTTCAATGATTTTCTTTTCCCACAATACCTTTTTCACTTCAATATCTTCAATGTAATCAAGCAAATAATTCCAATGTTCAAAAATTTTCTCCTCATATTCTCCATTGGAATGATTGATACGCAAAACCACGTCAATTGGAGGCGTGCTAAAATTCATTGCCCCTAAATAGTTAAAGAGTGGTAATGGTGTCGGTTCTCCTTGTTCATGTTCTTTACAAGCACGCTTAGAAGTGAAAATTTTATCATCTGAAACATAAAGTTTAATTTCTTTCATAGTCTTTTGACCACCTTTCTTGTTTTTCTATATACAGTATACCATATTTTCTTAGATTTGTCAATACCTTTTCAAAAATTTTTTCATTTAATCAATTCATATTTCATTAACATTTTATCGTTTTAACTCGCTAAAGCGGCGGGCGGCCCGCACTTTAATGCTTTAAAGCGATAAGGTTGAATTAAAAAACAGAATGCCCCACAGAGGGGCAAATTGTTATATTAAATTAGTAGTCTGTAACTCCGAGTTGCCGAAATTCATCCCATACTGCCGAATATTCTTCATCAACTGTTTCATTCAGTTTATATTCTCCGTATTTGTCCACCCATACAGAAAAATATGCGTCCTCATAATCAATACAAAAACATTCTGCATTTTCATCTTCAATTTCTCTTACAAGAATATCACAATCATCTTCACAACGCCAACCTTTAATTGCTTTCATGGCAAGTTCTTCGCTGTCAAAAATTCCTCTGATTGTAACTGTGGGGTAGGTATTGTTTCCTGTCCATGAAGGGGCATAATCTTCATCACAAAAACTTGCGGGAATATAAATAGTCATAGCATCATTTCCTTTCGATTTTTAAGACTTGTATCTGTCTTTCTATATACAGTATACCACACTTTAAGGAATTTGTCAAGTACTTTTTGAAAATTTTTTCATTTAACTTATTCATATTCTGTCCATACTTTCTTGTTTTAGTGCGTTAAAGTGCGGCCGCCCGCGGCACTTTAACGCTTTAAAGCACTGAAGCGAATATTTGTTCGATAAAAATTTCTAATAAAAACATAAGGCGGACTATTGCCCGCCTTTAGTTAAAAGATTTTACATTCGGGGCGATGCGGATTACTCCGCATTTTCGCCCTCCTTTGCCTTTGCATTGGCAAGACGCTTTGCCTCACGCTCTGCCTTGTCCTTGGCAATCTTCTTTGCCTTTGCCTCTGCCTTTGCTTTCTTCTCCTCTGCCTTTGTGGTTACATCGTCAATGTAAGCCTGACGAGCAGAATCGAAATCGAAAGCCTCGACCGTGTAACGCTTTGTTACTCTCTCCTTGAATCCCTTGATAGTGGGATTCACGGTTGCGCAGAAGTCATAAGGAAAGCCGTCTGTGTCCGTGAGAGTACCCATGCGCACGCCAATCTCATTGACCTGAGATGTACCGCCTGTGCGAACCATTGCCACGTTGTCCTCACCGAAAGCCTCAACGAGTGCCTTTGTGATAATCTCGGTGAGCATTGCCTTTGCCTGTGCGTTTGCCTTGCCTGTGCCGAAATCCTTTGTAATTGTTACGTTCATCATAGTATACCTACTTTCTCCGTTTTAACGTCTACGGCTGACATTTGGTGTTTTGGTGGAGTTCCTTTGTCTCTCACCTTTATTATTATACCACACTTTGAAGATTTTGTCAAGTAAACATTTTGTGAATTTGTTTACTGATTTAATCAATGTGGTTGGTGTGTCTGATGGGGATCGAACCCACGACCAATAGATTAAAAGTCTACTGCTCTACCATCTGAGCTACAAACACATTTCCTTTACCTTACATATATATTATATCATACTTTAAGGATTTTGTCAACCCCTTTTTGAAAATTTCTTTTTGAATTTTTTGTGAATTCGTTAAAAGATTTTTCAAAAATTTAGGAGGGGCAAGAGGTCGGGAGCTGTTCGCTCCGTCCCTCTCACCTTTATTATTATACCACACTTTGAAGATTTTGTCAAGCACAAACTTTTCAACATTTTGAGAAGATTTTTATGCAATTTGCACTTTTGCGCTTTAAACTGCTAAAGTGGGCCGCGGCCCGACGCTTTAATGCTTTAAAGTCATAAATTAAAAAAAGAAAATAAAATGCCCCAAAGGGCAAATTATTTATTTAGCTTTAATTTTCGTACAAAGCGAAATCCAAGGCATAAAGAGATTCAAACCTGGAATTAAACAAATAAAAATATAAATAAAATCGGTAACACAAATAGTGAGTAGAGCACTGATAATTCCAATGAATCCACCTTGTTCAACCATACAGCAGACAAAAATTTTGAGATTAAGAATAGAAATGGAGATAAGCCAAATGGCAAGACAAATAAGTAAATAAATAATAATAATATCCATAAGAATCACTCTCTTTCTCCGTTTTAATGACTTCGGCTGTCCTTTACTATAATTATTATATCATACTTTTTTAATTTTGTCAACCCCTTTTTGAAAATTTTTTCATTTAACCAATTCATAATTTATTCATGGCGGGCGGCCCGATGCTTTAGTACATTAAATCACTAAAGCGCCGCGGGCGGCCCGCTTTAATGCTTTAAAGTGGTAAAATTAAATCAATTAACAAAACCGCCATAAGGGCGGTAATTGTTAAAAAATTGTTACTTTTGTATCACTACGAAAAGCAGAAACATTTTTTGTGAAAATATTTCTTGCGGTGTCCGTTCCTGTTCTTACATATAAATTACCGTTATACTTGAAAATACCGAACATCTTCACCATATAAAAATTATACATACTGTAAACCCCTTTCGGGGCGGTGTGTACCGCCCTTAAATTTCGTTGAGAATCTTTTCCAGTGCTTCAATCGTTGTAAGTTCTCCACAATTTACATTTACTGCAATTCTCATTTTTTCGGTTCTCCACATTTCGCAGACTTCTGCATTATCATCGAGCAAGTACATTCTTTTTGCTCTTTTAACAATTGCGTTCTGTTTCGGGATTCCGTAAGTCTGCGCCGTGAATTCAGTTACAAACGGCATAAACTTTTTAACCCATTCCCTTTTAACCTCTGCACATTCCCTTTCATATTCTTCGGTTGCTTGCATCGGTAACCAAGTGATAACGCCGAATTGAACACCCTTTTTTACAAGTTCTGTACAAGCCGTGATGAATCTTGTGTAGTCGCCAATGAAATTGCCTTCTTTGAAAACTTCTGCATTTTCTGCACGGAGTTTCGGTTCCCAATTCTCGATGCTGTAAAGGTCGTAAACAGTGCCATCAAGGTCAAAATAGATTTTAGTGGTCATTGAATCAAGTCCTTTCATTCTTTACTATATATAGTATACCACACTTTTTCTAATTTGTCAAGTACTTTCTAAAAAATTTTTCATTTAACTTATTCATATTTTCTCCATACTTTCTTGCTTTACTGCGCTAAAGCGGCGGGCGGCCCGCTTTAGTGGTTTAAAGCGATGAAATTAAGTAAAAAATCAAAATGCCCCTTTCGGGGCAAGTTGTTATTCCGCATCATCAGCAAGAAAACGAGTAAGATCGGTAGAAATCTTTTGAAGCAATCTTGCCAAAATAAAATTGTATTCCTCATTCGTTATTGTATTTGCATCTTCCTCTGTGATTGCATCCAGTGCATTGATATACATTTTTGCAACAACATTTTCAAGTTCCTTACTTCTTTTCAGTGTCATAGTCTCTCGACCGCCTTTCTTAATTTCTATAATAATTATACCACACTTTTTTGATTTTGTCAATACCTTTTTGAAAACTTTTTGAAATTTTAGGGCGGTATCATACCGCCCACTTCGGAAAGCATTTGTTATAACTTTCCCCCTTTGCGTTCCATTGGTGAATATTCTTTGAAAATTTCTTGTGCATTCTCATACACCGAACAAAAATTTCCTTTTCAATAAAAGCGTCTGAAAGTGCTGTGTGCTCCTCTACATAGTCGGGATTCTTCGTGATATATGCATATACACTTTCTGCCGATGTTGCACAACTCTTTCCTGTAGAAGAACGGAAGTTATTTGCTCTGCAAAAGTCTGCATATCCCTTCAAATGACAAATAGTCTGCAATGCAACAAGATAAATGTCAATGAATTCAAATTCGGGAATAAGATGCTTACAAATTGTCTTTACAAGATCGAAACCTGTATTGTACGCCATTACATACTTGACGCCATAGAAACGGCAAAGATTGCGGACGATGTTGAAAGCGTCACTTTCGGTCGCTACTGCGGAAAGCATACCGCTTGAAAGTCTCTTTTCGTAAAGATGAAAATTTCTCTTTGCATAGTCGTCTTTATTGATTTCCTCGTAGTGTTCCATTACAAGCAAAGAGGTAGTTGCATAAACATTGCCCTCCCTGTCGTGGATGATACAACCTAAGTCATACATACCTGTTGGATTAACTGCACCGCCTACTGTTTCGGTATCCAGTGTGCAGTAAAGTATTTTCTTCATTCTTAAATCATATCCTTTCGGTTTTATCAGTTCTTTGACTGTATATATAGTATACCATATTTTCAGAATTTTGTCAACCCCTTTTTGGGAATTTCTTGAAATTTTTTTCTTTTAATCAATTCATAATTTGTTCACAAATCCGCCGCCAAATTTTATTTTAATGCTTTAATGTACTAAAGCGGCGGGCGGCCTGAGACTTTAATGCTTTAAAGTGCTGAAGCGAACATTTGTTCTGTTAAAATTTTTAATTATTTTAAAAATGTACATTGGACTTCATTCTTATTCTCCTCTCCATTTCCTTATTGTACTTTTATTATATCACATTTCTGTGATTTTGTCAAGTAAACATTTTGTGAATTTGTTTATTGATTTAAGGAGCAGGAGCGAAAATAGATATTTCACGCTATTTCTGGTCTATTATTATTTAATACCTAACCTCGTTATTTTCTACTCGGTGCCGTTATTCTCGGCTCTTTCCCTTTCCTTAATTATATTATATCACATTTCTATGAGTTTGTCAACCCCTTTTCTAATATTTTTATTATTTAACTAATTCATATTGTGTTCACATTTTATTGTTTTAACTCGCTAAAGTGGGCCGCGGCCTGATACTTTAGTGGTTTAAAGTACTAAAGTATCACCACGGCCCACTTTAGTGGTTTAAAGTGCTAAAGTGTAAATTTTAACAAAATCGCCCCGAAGGGCGAAATCGTTAAAAAATGTCATTCGATTTATCGGTTCTGGTGTAAATCTTTTTCACAGTATCGGGGCCATGTTCTGTTTTGCCATATTCCATTGTGAAATATCCCATTTCAGTAAGAATTTTCAAAATGGTGGAAATTTCGGCTGTATAAGTGTAATAATGTGCTTCTTTAGTAAGATACTGTTCAACAGAATTGCAAGTAATGCAGTCGCCTCGTGTTGTGAGATTAAGAATTGTATGCATCATATTGGTGACAGAAGTCTTTTCAGTGTTCATTTTCTTTACAACCATTGTCATAGTAATACCTCTTTCTGCGTTTGTTGAGTTCGCCTCTCTGATTACATTCTTATTATATCATATTTCTTCGTGTTTGTCAAGTACTTTTTGAAATGTTTACAAACTATTCACAAAGTCCATATCTTGACAACTGAATAAAACCTTTTGTATCCTTGCATTTCCAACAATACATATGTTTTGTATGTCCTTTTGCTGTTCTTCTACTGGATTTCTTATAAGCGGTTACCGCCGTCCCACAATCGGGACAGCGGAAAACTCTTTCAGTTATATTCTTTCGCATTATTCAACCTCACTTTCGAGAAAGTCTACATAGTGAATAAAGAAATTCCAGTCTGCAAAATCTTGATAGTCACTTGCAAAATAGTCATTGTGTGCATTTACATCAACCCAACTTGCAAAAAGCCACAGACCGAGCATTACACTTGCAACATAGAGCAGAGCAACAAAACAGTTCTTTACACTCAATTTTCTTTTCATGGTATCAAATCCTTTCAAAATTCATTCAGTCGTTCTTTGACTGTATATATAGTATATCATATTTTAGGGAATTTGTCAAGTACTTTTTTTGAGATTTGGATATATTTTTATTATTTAACTAATTCACAATTTGTTCATAAAGTTCGTCGCTTTAGTACTTTATCGTACTAAAGCGGGCGGCCCGATGCTTTAATGCTTTAAAGCGATAAAGCAAATATTTTGAACAAAATCGCCCCAAAGGGCGAAATTGCTATATTGCAAACCATTCTTTTTTATATTCTTCTCTTTCTTCGTCGTCTGCTTCCCGCCAATCAAAGCCACAATTATTATAGTATTCCTCTCTATCGTCTTCGCTTTCCCAATCTTCGTCCCATCCGCCACGAGCGACATATTCATAATCTTCTGCATAGTCATACATGCCTTCTTCAATGTATTCATCGATTTCGCCGTCTGCCATCCCTTCGGGGAAAATGTAGTATTCTGTTGAATCACAACCGCAATAGCCGTTATACCTTGTTACAATAACATATCTTTTCATAGTCTTTCGACCTCCTTTTTATTTTCTATACTAATTATATCACATCTCACCTTAAAAGTCAATAGTTAAACTTCACAAAGATTTACTATCCGCCGCCCAAAAAGTTTGTGCATTATGTCAATTGACGGGGCGGCGATAATATGGTATAATTAGTATAGAAATTAAGAAAGGCGGTCGTTGATTATGAAAGTTTATATCGTTTTTGAAAGTACCTGTATTCCATATTCCGCTGATGAAGTTCGTGTTGAGAAAATTTTTCTCAATGAAGAAAAGGCGAATGAATATGCAAATGAATGTAACAATAATAATATTTGGTCTAATGTGAATTTTTATGTAGATGAATATGAGGTAGAAGAATGAAAACTAAAATTTATAATCTAATCCAAAATCTGAATTGCTTTTTCCTTGTTCTCGCTGCGATTTTCACGGTAACAGAAAATCCGTTCGGCTCTATACTTTTCGTTTATACTTCTATTGTCGGACTGATTGACGCAATCAAAAATAAAAGTTGGCAAGGCACTATTATCAATTCAACATTTCTTGCAATGAATTTCTATTTCACAATTTTAACAATTCTTGAATTGCTCTCCTAATCGGGGAGCTGTTCTTTTTTATTTTATTTATAATTTATTCACATTTTAATACTTTAAACCGCTAAAGCGTCGTACCGCCAAGTGCTTTAATGATTTAAAGCGTTAAAGCATACCGCGGCCCGTTGCTTTAGCGGTTTAAAGTATTAAAAACAGAAAAAAATAACAAAATCGCCCTTTCGGGCGAATTGTTAAAACCATGAGTAGAAGAGTCTTATAACTCTTCCACCATCTCTCTGTCATATAACTGGAATTCCGGCATTGCTACCAGTTCTGCCACAGAAATTCCCATAGTCTCTGCAAGACGAGGAATGTAAACTTCCTCATAAGCGGAAGAATCTGCCAACTCCCACCAACCCTTACGACCGAGTTCAACCATAACCTGTGCAAAAACCTTATCAAACATTTCAAACATAATAATCAACCTCTTTCTTTTCATTTGGGATTGTTTCCCTTTCCTTTACTATACTAATTATACCACACCTTGAAGATTTTGTCAACCCCTTTTTCCTCCAAAAATAAAATTTTTTTTATTTAACTAATTCATAATTTGTTTAAAATTACAACGCTTTAAAGCATTAAAGCATTGGGCCGCCATGGACTTTAATGCTTTAAATCACTAAAGCATCACGGGAGCTGCACTTTAACGTTTTAAAGCATTAAAGTTTTTTTATAAAAATAATAGTGGATTTTTAATCCACTATTACTCCGATAAAATCGCCATCCATTGAGAATTCAAAAGAAACCGTATCTGCGCACATCATGGAGCCTTGATTAACTACAAGCACTTTTCTCATTTCCTTTTTACGATAGCCACAAGGAATTTCCTGTTCAAGTTCGGAAAAAAGCACTCCTGTTTCTGTGAAATTTTTTACCATCTTTTCATAAGCAGTCATTTTATTCAGATCCTTTCTTTTATTGAAGAAGTTTTACTATATACAGTATACCATATTTTAGTGATTTTGTCAAGTGTTTTTTTCAAAAAAATAAAATTTTTTTTATTTAACTAATTCATAATTTACCACTTTAAATCGCTAAAGTGGGCGGGCGCGGCGCCAGATTTATGTCTATTTTATGAATTAGTTAAATAAAAAAAATTTTATTTCTTCCTCAAAAAACGCTTGACAAATCTGTGGAAGTGTGGTATAATTAGTATAGTAAAGGAAAGGGAATAACCCTTAAATAATGAAAGGTTGTGTTTTATATGATGGAAAAGGCAAAGAAAATGATGGACAAAACAGTAAGAACTCTCGGTTTTGAGCATGAGGAAACAATTAAGGTGGCAGCAGCATACGATGTATATTATCGTACCATGGAAACTGGTTCTTCTTTGATTCAGAAGAGAGAAGCATACAGAGCATTGCGGGAAGCATATCTGCGAGCAATGGCTGTATACTGTCTGGAAATGGAAGAAGAAGAATAATAATAAGGGGTAGCATATGCTACCCTATTATTATCCCTTATTATAGAACATATGTTCTATTATTTATTTATTTTATTATACTAAATATTAGATAAGTATATTATATATCTATTATATTATATAACATTATATAAACATATGTTCTTTTACTTATCTATTGAACATATGTTCTTTACTATTGAACATATGTTCTTTACTATTGAACATATGTTCTTCTATTATGTATCTTTATTATTGAACATATGTTCTATTGTATACTTAAGAAAACATATGTTCTTTATTCTTTTTATTATTAAATAATTATTCTTCTTTATAATACTTTATCGCTTTAAACCATTAAAGCATACACATCCATGTGACTTTAACCCTTTAATATACTAAAGTACGCCTGGCCGCACTTTAGTACTTTAATACATTAAAATAATTGCCCGTTTTATTCGTTGTTATATTATACATAAATCGCCATTTTTTAACTCCAAAACTTTGTGCAATTTGACGAAAGAAAAATACAAAATTTTTCTTGACATTTTCGTTCTAATGTGCTATAATATAATTAAGGAAACCGAAAGAAAACCGAAAGGAAATGATAGATATGACAATCCTCGAAAACCTTGAAAGAGAAATCGCAACAGAAAAGGCAAATGGTGTTGACTCTTATTTGTTCGCAGTACAGTACACTAACGAAACAGTTTCCGTTGTAGAGGTTGCAATTGCTGAAATTCTTTCTCTTGTAAATATGTTCACAGTAGCAAGAAAGAACGGGAATATACAGTTGAAGTTCAAAGCAACAAAGCAAGTAAAAGAACTTCTTAAAAAGTACGAAACAGTAGCAACATTCGACACCGCAACAGTAGAAAAGATGAATTCTGCAAGCGAAAAGATTAACCGTGGACATTGTATTGAAATGCTTCTTTTCGGATATACTGAAACAGAAGTTCTTGCAAGTCAGTCTAAAATTGATGGTGTTTTCAATGGTAAGAATGTACAAGTAAAATCTTCCCTGATTTCCTTTTCTGAGACTGGAAAGAATAACGGAACATCCGCTGCAACAATTGTAAAGAAAGTAGCATAATAAAAAGCGACTGGAAACAGTCGCTTTATTTTATTTATTTAACTTATTAACAGAATGTTCATAATTTCGCTCCCGAACTGGAGCTGAACTTTTTCTTACATTTAATTATATCATTTAATTTATTAACAGAATGTTCATAATTTCACTACTATTTTGGAGCTGAGAATTTTATTAATAAAATAGAAGCTGACATTTATTAACAAATTGTTCATAAATAGGTTCCTAGGTGGGAGCTGTCTGGATTTTAGTTGACTAAAGCGGAGCACTTTAGCTGACTAAAGCTTAGGCATACCGGGGGTAGAAAAAAATAGCTTTTCCACTTTAATGCGCTAAAGTGGGGGTGCAGGCAACAAATCTTCAGAGGTCAAAAATTTTAGCCTAATAAATCTTTAAAGTTAATTTTTACTTATTATAAAACTCATCCATTTGACTCCCTATACTCCTTTTTTTGACTTTTTGCCGAATTTATTGTATAATATTATTAATGGAGGTGAGATTATGGATTTTAACCTTGATTTCGACCTAGTAACCTCCGATGAGAGACGTAATTTTATAGCATCAAAAGATTTAAGTAAATTGACTCCAAAAGAAATTGAACTTTGTGGGAATTATATACTCTATGGTAAAGATCGCAGTAATAATCCCGAAATTGATGGAACTTCTTGTGTTGATAGAAAAGAAGTTCAAATTCAAACTAAATTTCAATCCTATTCAAAAAAGGAACCAATTTCTTTAGATGCTCTTTTGGAATCTCCCACATTTAATGAGAATTTATTAAGACCAAAGCCAACTATTTATAAGAAAGTTAAACCTACAATTGATAGAGAAAAAGTTAAAGACATACCCGGTATGAAGGAGTTATGGGAGCAGATTCAAATTACACAAGACTTATTGGATGAGAATACGGGTAAGAAAGAACGAAGCGAAAATTCAAAAATTTTAACACAAAAACAAATTTATTATTTAAAGCATCATTTAATTGATATGAGAAAGCAGCAATATTATTTAATGGATTCTGCTTTTCCGACACTACCGCCGCCACAAAATAAAGCACAATATTTTGATTGTATACAAGATTTACAAATGAACTATCCAGTATACCCCCGGGGTACAATGAGAGAAGAAAGGGATAATGAGTTTAGGGTACCCAGAACGGACAAGATTCTTAGCGCCGCGGCCACGAATATTGAAGAAGAAATTAAGTGGAGAAAAAATAATGAGAAGCCTTATTTCAGCTTCTTAGATAAGGATCATATTTATCAGTTAGTATTGAACTACTGGGATATTAAAGTAACAATTCAGGAAATTCCGGATTCGCCGCTTTGGAATTTACTTTGGACTCTTGATTTTTATATAGAGAAAGCCAATTTGAATGAACAGCAAATGCTTATTGTTAGAGATAAGAAATTAAGATTACTCAACAGGGACATTGCTCATCATTTACAAGAAGAATTGGGAATATATCATCAAGAGAACTATATTAGTACAATTTGGAATAAGATTTGTCAACAAATTGCAGATGCCGCCGAGCTTAATTATGATGAATGGTTGAGTAAAGATTTTGATAAGGCTTGGAAGAGATGTAATACTTGTGGAGAAGAGTTATTGAGAGATCCAAGAAATTTTGTCAGAAAAGCAAAGTCTGCGGATGGGTTGACTAATTGTTGTAAAATGTGTGATAAAGAAAAAAGAAAGCGGAGGTCAGGAAAATAGTGGAAAAGAAATTAATTGAATATATAAAGAATTTTCAGCTCTCGGATTTACTTGGATTTGCAAGAATTGTCGGAGCAGAAGAAACGGAGGATTTTGAGGATTTTGTTACGGAAGTTGTGGTGAAGTTCTTGGAAATGCCGAGAAAGGATAGGAAAAATTTATTGAAACTTGCTAAACAGGTTAGTGAGAATAATTTAGAATATGATGAATTGAAAGCTCAAGGTAAGATTAATGATGCCGCCTCAAGAAATAAAGGAATGGAATAAAGATTATGCCGCCATGCTTAAAAATTTTGATGTGGCGGCCGCTATCTTTACTTTTATCTTACGGAGGTGAGACTTTATGGCTTCAAAAATTTGCATAAAGTGCAAAAATGAAAAAACTACAGCACATTTTATTGCTGTAAATTCCCCTCTTCATTCTGGAAGTTTACCAATTTGCCGAGAATGCCTCGCAAAGATGATTTCTGCCGCCCCAGAAGAAGAGCGTTGGAATACTATTGATAAGATTTGCCAATGGGCAGACGTACCATTTGTGCCGGGTGAATGGGAAAAGTTATATCAAGCAAATGGAAAGGATACGCTTGGTGTTTATATTGCAATCTTTAGAACAGAACAATATAAGACTTTAGATTGGATGATGTATAACAATGTTTATTTACAGCTTCTCGAGGAAGGACGTGTTGAAGATGCTATACCGGAATTAAGAGAAAAGCAATTAAGAGATTGGCGCCGCAAGTGGGGTATGGGATATGACGAGGAACAGCTTGAATATCTGGAAAACCTGCACTTGGGATTACTTAATTCTCAAAATGTAGTTGGTGCGCTCAATGAAGACCAAGCATTAAAACTTTGTAAAATTTCTCTTATTATTGAGGAGAAGATTAGAGGGGGAGTTGACTTTACTAAGGATTTAAAAGCCTATGACGAACTTGCTAAACTTTCTAATTTAACTCCAAAGAACGTTAAAGATGCTAATGAGTTTGATAGTTTTGGTGAGGTTTACGCCTACTTAGAAAAGACTGGTTGGCAGAATAAATATTATGATGGCGCAGTCAGAGATGAAGTTGATAATACTGAGAAGAACATTAAAAACTGGGTTCGTTATCTTTATGTTAATGAAACAGGTATTGCAGAAGAGATTGAACAGCGTATCAATAATTTAAAAGTTGCCGCCGAACTTGAAGGCGAAGATTTTGATGAAGCTGGATTTAGAGATTATCTTGGTAGTGAAACTCAAGATATTAAAGAAGATTTCAAGATTGATATTTAAGGTGATATTATGCAAGAGATTAATGTTATGTTACCAAATCAAATCTTGAGTGTTACACATATGGTTGTGAAGAATGCCGCCCAAAAATTTTATAAGAATGGAATTGAATTAGAGAAGGGTGCAATTATTACCGAAAGGAGAATTGATAGGAACAGAGGACTTTATGAGAAGATCTGTAATTTCTGGAGTGTTTATCCAGATTTATTTATTGATTTAATTACTCCAAGTACTTCTCACTTTAAACTCTTTTTCTATCAAAGATATTTTTTAAGATTATGTATGAGATATGGACGATTAGTAGTAATTGCTCCTCGTGCTTTTTCAAAATCATTTATTTCTATTTTTGCCATGTATTTAATGTGTATGTTTAGACCAGGAATTAAACTTTTTATTTGCGCCCCTGGTAAAGCGCAATCAGCAAAAATAGCTAAAGAGAAAATTTTTGAATTATGGGAATTATTCCCGTTGCTAAAAAGAGAAATTGTTGGAGAAGGCAATTTTGGCGGAGATTATGCTAAACTTACTTTTAGAAACGGCTCCATATTTGACGTTGTTTCACCATTAAATTCTACGCGTGGCGGCCGCAGAAACGCAGGAATCCTTGATGAGTATCGCGATCACGATGCAGACGATTTAAATGAAATTGTGCTTCCTCTTTTAAATGTTACGAGAAAAATGAAAAATGGAGTTGAAAACCCAAAAGAACCACATCAGGTTCAAATATGGATTTCTTCTGCCAGCGATAAAAATACATATTGTTACGATAAAACAATTGAAATGTTAGAAACAGCAATTATAAACCCGTCAAAAGCAGCGATTTTTGGCTGTGATTATCGAGTGCCAATGCAATGCGGATTATTACCTAAAGACTTCTTAAATGAAATTAAGACCTCTCAAACTTTTAGTGAATCTTCTTTCGCCAAAGAGTATATGAGTCGTTTTGTAGGAAGCTCAAGTGAAGCTTGGTTTGATTATGAGAAATTTTTAGCTCACAGACATTTAGTAAACCCTGAAACGCACGAAATTGTTAGAGAAGGCATTGAATCTTTCTACTTATTATCAGTGGACGTAGCGCGTTTAGGCTGTCAGACAGTATGTACTGTTTTGAAAGTATTTCCAAGAGATGATGCTTGGCGTTGTAATTTAGTTAATATTTATATTCTTGGTAAAAACGAAAACGAAAAAGTTTTTGATAGACAAGTTTTGGAATTAAAGCGTTTAATTGAACGTTTTAATCCAAAAGAGGTTATCATAGATATTAATGGTCTTGGTGTCGCTTTTGCGGATTATATGATTAAAGAGACTTTTGATCCTGATAGAAATATTTTCTTGCCGGCCTATGGATTCTTCAATAGAGACGAATATGATAATATTCAGCCTCGTAATTGTCCTAAAATTCTTTATGGTGTAAAAGCCAGTGGACAGATGAATAGTGATATGCACTCTGCATTATACGCTAAGGTATATTCTGGTTGTGTTAACTTCTTAATTTCAGAACAAGAAGCTAAGACAAAATTAATGGCAACTAAAATTGGACAAAGGATGAAACCAGAACAAAGAATCGCACGTCTAATGCCTCATGAATTAACTTCAATTCTCATTAATGAGATTATGAACTTAAAAATTAAACCTACTGGTGTAAGCAACCAAATTGCTGTAGAGCAAATTAACAAAAGAATGTTAAAGGATAAATTTTCTGCTTTAGAAATGGGGGTTTATCGTATGGTTGAAATGGAGAATGAAAAGAATTCTCGCCGCCGCAACAGGGGTTTAGGAGGTAAGAGAAAACTTACATTCTTTAAGTGCGGAGGTGGAAAATAAGTGGATGAAAAGTTTAATCCAAATTTGGAATCGGATTCGCAAAAACTTTTACAACAGCGAGTGACAACTTTTAAGAAAGCAATTTCTGCCATGATTGCAACATCTAAGAGTGCATATGTAAGATCAGACAGTAAAAGCCCAAGAGAACGACATAGACTTTATACAAAAGAGGAAATTCATAGAATTGTTGAAAGAGGAGATGCAATAGAAAGAGCAGCATTATCTGAACATTTCTTTTCTGTGAGTGGTCTTTATAAAAGAATTATTTTACATTATGCAACATTTTTAACTTATTCTTGGTTACTTGTTCCTCATGTGAGAAATAGAAAAGATAAATTAAAAGATAAAAAAATTACTAATCAGTATGATGAAGCATCAGACTTTTGTACTTCTTTCCAGATTGAAAGAAAATGTGCTTTATTTGCAAAAGACATTTTAGTAAAAGGAGCATATTATGGATTAATTCATGATACTGGTGAATATATTGCAATTCAAGATTTGCCATTTGAATATTGTCGTAGTCGTTTTAAGAATCAGCAAGATGTTGATATTGTAGAATTTAGTATGAAATTCTTTGATACAATTACTGACGCAAATTTAAGAAAACAAATTGTTCAAACTTATCCGAAAATAATTCAGAAGAGTTATTATAATTATAAGCATAATAATGGTGATGCATGGATTTTCCTTCCTGCCGAGATGGGAATTTATTTCTCATATTTTGAAGAAAAGCCATTCTTTATGGATTTAATTCCTTTACTTGACGATTTAGACGATTACAAAGAAATCGATAAGAAAAGAAATCTCCAAGCTTTAGGACGTATTCTCGTTCAAAAAGTTGGAACAGATGGAATGAAATTGGTATTTGAACCCGATGAAGCAGAAGAGATGCATGAAGGTGTTATCTCAATGCTACAGGATAATCCAGATATTGACGTTATTACAACTTATAATGACATTGATTTGATTGATTTAAGTAGTGATGATGATGAAAAGACAACTATTGATTCAGTTCAAGATTTAATTTATGAAGCGGCAGGTATTTCAAAAGAATTATTCTGTGCGTCTACGGATGCCGGCCTGCAATATTCTTTGAATAATGACTTGGCTATGATGATGATTCTTGGACAGAAATTTGCTCATTTTTTCACTGTATTAATTAACAATAAATTTAGTTCTAAAAAGCTAAAATTTAAATTTTTAATTTTGCCAATTAGCTACTATAATAGCTCTGAATATACAAGCAGAGCGAAAGATTTAGCAGCATTTGGATATAGCTTCTTAACTCCAATTCTTTCTACGGGTGTTGATCAGACAAGCCTTGCAGATCTCAAGGAACTTGAAAATGAATTACTTGAACTCGATGAAGTTCTTAAACCATTGCAATCTGCATATACTCAATCTGGTAAAACAAATGCAATTACTGCTGCCGCGACAAAAGCAGCGAATACTGAAAAGAAAGCAGCAGAAAAAGCAGATAATACAGAAGAAACCGAAGAAAAAGAAGAGAAAGAAGATACAAATGATGGCGGAGGTGAAAAAGAAGAATGAGCGTAATTAATTTTGATAATGTATGTTTAAATTTTGATGTAACTACATATGGCAACATAGAAACTGTTACAGATACGATTTCTAAAAGTAGAGTTCGAATTTTTTATAAGGGCATGAATAGAAATCGCACATATATATCAGATGATTTTGCAAATCAATTAATTTCATCTCTCCCATATGCTCCAATTAAAGGTATTTTTAATTACGGAGAAGTTGATTTTGAGGATCACGGAGAAGACAATACTGATGGTAGAATTTATGGTATTGTTCCAGAAACTCATCATTTTGCTTGGGAAAAGCATGTAGATGAAGACGGAGTAGAGCGAGAATACGCAACTGCTGATGTTTATCTTTTTACAGGACTTTATCCAGAAGCAAGTCTAATACCTGGTAAACCACAGTCAATGGAAATCTTTCGTGGCAACTTAAAGGGAGAATGGAGAATTAGCGAAAGTGATGGCAGACCTTATTTCCATTTTTTAAAGGGAAGTTTGGTAGGACTTCAAACTTTAGGCAGGGATGTTGAACCCTGCTTTGAAGGTTCTGCATTCTTTAGCTTATGTGAAG